ATGTTGCTCCAGTCCAGGCATGGTATGTCGACAGTGAAGCCTCAGAAGAGGGACTAGTGCTAGATCATTGTATGCTATTATACCGCGGCGCATTTGCAGGTGAAGCGCGTCAGCGTATCCAGGAAGTATCCGAAACTCGCCCTATACTTAACAAACTATTAAGGGTCAATCCCAAATGGGGCATTGACTTTTCACTAGATTATGTTACCCATGATATATGTATGGAAGTAATTCACATCGAACAAGACTTCACTGACATCAAAACTGCTATGTTAGCAAAAAAGAAATTAGAAATCATCATCGAAACCACAGATTGGGAGCAAGGTGTTAAGAACTTACTCGCATGTGAATCTGAATGGAATGATCTTTCAAGCGACGACCAGAGTGACTATAAGGCAAAGTTCTTCGGATGGCATCGTGCATTCGATAATCGAAAAGTATTTACCGGTTGACATCCTGTCAAAAAAACCGTATAATAAACAGTAACTTAGAGTAACACACAAAGGAGAAACTATGAGTGATCGCACCTACGGGCCTGAAGAAAAAGCCAAGTTAGAGAAGTTAGTTCAAGAAGGCATTACTGTATTACAAGAGATTGAGGATTTAAAAGGTGGTCTTAAGGACACAGTCAAGGCAATAGCAGAGGAGCTCGACGTCAAGCCGTCTCTGATTAACAAAGCAATTAAAATTGCTAAGAATCGCGATTGGGAAAACTACTACGACGACTTTGACGATCTCGAAACTATTGTTACTACTATAGGAGCAGACAAGTAACATGCCAGCACCTGATGAGAAGCCTTATCAGAAACTAGCGTGGTTAGCAACAGCGTTGCTGATCACCGCTGCTATCTTATCATCATTTAACATATACCCTTATTACATAGTAGCATTTGTAGTCAGCAGCGGCCTCTGGACCGTCGTTGCTTGGCTATGGAAAGAACGTAGTTTGATTGTGTTAAACGGCACACTTACAATGATCTACGTAATAGGACTATTCTTTTAGGAAACACAATGGCAGAAGTACCTGAACACAAAGACCTTCTGGGCAGTAAGATAGCCGTAGGAGATTTCGTCGTCGTACCCGACGGCAAAAGGGTCTTGAAGCTAGGAACAGTTGAGAGACTAGGACCCAAGATGGTAGTTGTTTCTATAACTAGTTATTGCGGCTGCAAAAAAGTATACCCTGAAGACTGCTTGGTTGTCAATGACCCAAGAGTCACTTTGTATATACTTAAACATGCCAAATAATAAGTATTGAAGAGTCGTTCACTTACGAACAAGACCACGGTAACGTTGACCAATAACAACGAGGAGAATAAAAATGATAACCCCTTATGACTGGCTAGACCCAGACGAAGCTGTCAAACAATGCGAAGAATGTCCCCACCCTAACGGATGTATACGTGAGTGTGTTATAGAAAGCTATGTTCACGAAGACGTAGCATTAGTAAGAGACGAGGTAATTGAATGAGCTATGTCGACGCAATGTTTGACAGAAAAGACGATGTTATTCGCGTTGTTGAAAGACGCGACGGAAAACGAACGTTTACTGAGTATCCTGTTAAGTACACTTTTTATTACAAAGATCCAAAAGGAAAGCATCAGAGCATCTTTGGCGATGCTCTGAGTAGAATTGTCGCAAAGAATACCAAGGACTTCCGAAAGGAAGTTGCCATCAACAGAGATAAGACACTGTTTGAAAGCGACATTAATCCAATTTTCCAATGCCTAAGTGAAAACTATCTTAATCAGGATTCCCCTAAGCTGAACGTATTGTTTTGGGACATCGAAACTGACTTCGATCCAGTGCGTGGATGGGCTCCGATTGACGACCCGTTTATGCCCATTACAGCTATCACAGTATGCCTACAGTGGCTAGACAGCATGTTGATCACGCTAGCAGTACCACCTAAAGGTCTCCCACTAGAGGAAGCCAGGGCAATGTGCCAAAAGAGATGGGGCGACGAGGTAATACTGTTTCCTAACGATTCCAAAGGCAAAGGTGAGCAGGATATGCTGCTTACGTTCTTGGACCTGTTGGAAGACGCTGACGTGCACAGTGGTTGGAATTCGGAGGGGTATGATGTGCCCTACACTGTAAACCGTATACAGCGCGTCCTAAGCAAAGACGATACACGAAAGTTCTGTCTATGGGGAGAACTTCCTAAGAAGCGAGAATACGAGAAGTTTGGAAAGACTTCTGAGACCTATGACTTTGTAGGCCGAGTGCACCTTGACAGTCTAAATCTTTATAGGAAGTACACTTATGAAGAACGACACACTTATAGACTTGATGCAATCGGCGAGCTAGAGATAGGTGAAAATAAGACTGTGTATGAAGGAACACTGGATCAGTTGTATAATAACGACTTTGAGACGTTTGTTGAATACAACAGACAGGATACTGCTCTGTTAGACAAGCTAGACAAGAAACTGCAATTTATTGACTTGTCCAACGAACTTGCACACGCCAACACAGTGATGTTGAAAACAGTTATGGGAGCTGTTGCTGTTACTGAGCAAGCAATCATAAACGAAGCGCATCACAGAGGACTACAGGTCCCCAATAGAAAAAACCAAGGTACTGAAAACACGCAGGCAGCAGGTGCATACGTTGCCTTTCCAAAAAAAGGACTACACCTAGCCATAGGATCAATGGACTTAAATTCACTGTATCCTAGTGTGATTCGAGCACTGAACATGGGGCCTGAAACTGTTGTGGGTCAACTTCGTCCAGATATGACAGACAAAATGGTGCATGAAGCAATGACGCTGCAGAAGAAAACGTTTGCAGGTGCATGGGAAGGTCATTTTGGAAGTCTTGAATATGTTGCTGTGATGGAAAAACGAAAAGATGTTGCGTTGACTATTGACTGGGAAGACGGCAGACATGACGTGCTCAGCGGTGCAGAAGTATACAAACTGATATTTGAAAGTCGAATGCCTTGGATGATTAGTGCTAACGGCACGATCTTTACAACCGAGTTTGAAGGCGTTATACCCGGTATACTAAAGCGTTGGTACGCAGAACGAAAAGAACTACAAGGAATGCTAAAGAAAGCTATTGCAGCAGGCAACGAGACCGAAATAACGTTTTGGGATAAGAGACAATTGGTTAAGAAGATCAACCTCAACTCACTGTACGGCGCAATTCTTAATCCAGGCTGTAGATTCTTCGACAAACGTATTGGGCAATCAACTACACTAACTGGTAGGCAGATTGTTAAGCATATGAGCGCAGAGGTAAACAATACTATTACAGGTGTTTACGACCACACAGGTGAAGCTGTGATCTACGGCGACACTGACTCAGTCTACTTTAGTGCGTATCCTACGCTTAAAAAAGACATTAAGCAAGGAACTATACCTTGGGACAAAGACAGTATTGTTTTGTTGTATGATCAAATTAGTGCACAAGTAGACACAACGTTTATAGACTTTGCAGCAAGAGCGTTTCATTGTGCTAAGTCAAGAGCAGAAGTTATCAAGGCAGGCCGGGAAATTGTTGCTAGTTCGGGGTTGTTTATTACTAAGAAACGCTACGCCGCACTAGTGTATGATGACGAAGGAAAGCGCAAAGATGTAGACGGAGCAGAAGGTAAAGTTAAGGCACTGGGTCTAGACTTACGACGCAGCGATACTCCTGTGTATATGCAAAACTTTTTGAAAGAAATACTATTCATGGTGTTGACCAACGTTGATCGAGAAATAGTACTCGATCGAATCTCCACGTTCCGCAAGGAATTTATTGACAGACCTGGATGGGAGAAAGGTACCCCTAAGCGTGTGAATAAGCTAGGCCATTACCAACGCCTTGAAGAAAAGCAAGGCAAGGCTAATATGCCAGGTCACGTTAGAGCAGCAATAAATTGGAATACTCTCAGGCGTATGCACAGTGATCGATATTCACAAGAAGCAATAGACGGCATGAAGTGCATCGTTTGCAAGCTTAAACCAAACCCACTAGGATATACATCAGTTGCTTATCCTACTGACGAACTGCGTTTACCGGACTGGTTTAAAGAGCTGCCGTTTGACGACGACGCAATGGCAGAAACTATTATTGACAATAAACTAGGCAACCTTATAGGAGTACTAGATTACGACTTAGAAAGCACTAAGCAAACAACTACATTCAATAGTCTCTTTGACTTCTGAAACTAAACCTAAATACATGCATAAACTTGTTGACAATCAACAAGTTAGAGCATACACTGTATAGAGTGAAATTAAACTAAGAGGATCACAAATGAAAGATATTTTGCAAGACGTAGTAGCACATACCCACGCACTGGGCTTCCTAACAATTATTAAAATAACCAATGACGAAAGTACGCAGATTGATTCAATGGCAGAAGACCGCAGTGTGATAATGAGTGCAACTACTCACACACCTGTGCCACAATTCCACGGCACGTTTGGCATGACTAACTTGGACAAGCTAAATCTTCACTTGAAGAATCCTGAATACAAAGACAACGCTAAGATTGAAGTAGTGTCCAAGCAGAAGGACGGTGCTGATGTTCCTACATACGTTCACTTTGAAAATGCAGCAGGCGACTTTGAAAACGACTATCGCTTTATTTCGCAAAACGTAGTTGAAGAAAGGCTTAAGACTGTTAAGTTTAAAGGTGCAGCTTGGAATATTCAAGTAGAACCTTCTATGGCTTCTATTGCACGTATGAAGTTGATGAGCGCGGCACATTCTGAAGAAATTATCTTTAATGTAAAAACTAAAGGCGGCAATCTGATCTTTAGCTTTGGTGACGCAAGCACACACGCCGGCGAGTTTGTTTTTCAGCACGGTGTAGAAGGTACACTTAAACACACATGGAGCTGGCCTGTGGCGCAGATTCAAAGCATCCTGAATCTAGACGGGGAGCTTACTATGAGCATTTCGGACCAAGGTGCTATGATGATTACAGTAGACAGTGGTATGGCCAAGTACGATTACATCTTACCAGCACAGTCTAAGTAATTTGAGGTTAATATGAGCGAAGACGACGAAGTAGATCTATATCAATTCGCAAAGTTATTTGACGCTGCAATAGCGTCAAATAACCCAAGTGTTAAAAAGGCACTGCGTAACTTTATGTTAATAGCTAGTATTGCCGAAGCAGAAGAGCTAGGAGTGCGATGCACTGACGGATTAGTTAGCGTGTTTGACAGAGTGAGTGTTCTCGAAAAACGTATGGCGGATATGGAGTTGACTATGAAGAACGCATTGCGGTCTAATCAACACATAGGCGGGAGCGGGCTAGATTGGTACGGTGTTGATGCCAGTAACCCCTACAAATACAGCACTACAAACTACGCTGTTCCTAAAAATAGCTCATTGTACAACACGTTTAGCGATATAATTAACAGCAAAGAAGGAAAGCCATGAATCGTAACTTAACCGCAGAACAAAAAGATTATGCCTTTTTCCTGCCAGCACTTAGTGGCTTTTACGCCACTTATGTAGGCAAGCAAAGATATGGTGAATATGTGTTAACGTCACGCATTCCTAGTAACTTTAATCACGGCATTGAAAGCCTTAACTATCTAAATCCCGCAGAAGGGCAGTTTCAGTATAAATGGTCTTTGTATTCCGCAGGACACGCAGAGCTTGACATTAACAAACATTCGCCTAAAGAGGATATGATCCGCAATCGCGATCGTGAAAATTCTTGGATGCTAGGTGACAGCGGCGGTTTCCAAATTGGTAAAGGTGTATGGGAAGGTGACTGGAAAGATCCTAAATGTCCTAAGGCGCAGAAGAAGCGCGATGGAGTGCTGCGCTGGATGGACGCATACATGGACTACGGTATGATCCTTGATATCCCTGCGTGGGTAGCACGTAGCCCAGAAGGAGCGAAGGCAACAGGTATTAGTACCTATGGGGAAGCTGTAGCAGCTACTCGCATCAACAATGACTACTGGCTCAAGCACAGAACAGGTGCTTGCAAGTTTCTCAACGTATTGCAAGGTGAGAATCACGCAGACGCAGAAGATTGGTACGAGCAGATGAAAGACTACTGTGATCCAACTGTGTATCCAGACAACCATTTCAATGGATGGAGTATGGGTGGGCAAAACATGTGTGATGTGCATCTCGTGCTTAAACGGCTTGTTACGCTGCGATTCGACGGCTTATTAGAACAAGGCATACATGACGTAATGCACTTTCTTGGTACGAGCAAGCTAGAGTGGGCGACGCTGCTAACCGACATACAACGTGCTGTTCGCAAGTATCATAACCCAAACTTTATGGTCACGTTTGATTGTGCATCGCCGTTCCTTGCTACAGCAAATGGACAGATTTATATTCAAACAGAAACACCAGATCGCAAGAAGTGGGTCTATAGAATGCAGCCCAGCATAGACAATAAGAAGTATTCTACGGACCAACGATTGTTCCGTGATGCAGTGTTAACTGACGGTATCTTTAAGAACTTTACAGACAGCCCTCTTACAGAAGAATTGAAAGTATCAGACGTTTGTATCTATGCACCAGGTGATCTAAATAAGATCGGTAAGGAAGGAAAGACCAGTTGGGATTCGTTTAGCTATGCTATCCAAATGGGCCACAACGTATGGAGTCATATCAATGCTGTCCAAGAAGCAAACAGACAGTACGACAACGGTATTGTGCCTAAGATGCTAGTAGAAGAACAGTTTGATCAAAAGTTCTTTCGTGATGTAGTAGATAAAATCTTTGCACAGACGACTCGAGAAGATGCGCTAGAGATAATAGATCAGCATAGTCGTTTTTGGATGTCTATCCCAGGAACACGCGGCGCAGTCGGCAAAAAGACTGTAAACGCTAGTACTTATTTTGATAGCTTGTTCGACTCTTCGTCACAAAAAGATGACGAGTTTGCAGAAGATGCAGAACATAACTTGGAGATCCTAGAAGATGAACAATCCTAGCAAAGAGTCAAATCGACTAGAAGAACTTGAATTTCAACACAATGAGGTTGACGCGCTAGTTAAACGGCGCTATACTGAGTATGCTTCGAACTACGAAATTAATCGTTTAAAAACCATCAAACTATGGTACAAAGACAAAATCCACCGACTTAACAAAACACTAAAGGCACAACATGAAGCGTGACTATGAAGGAGAAACAGCAACAGGAGTAACGTTCTTTGTGGGCGCAGAGGTCGAAAAGACCCCTGCGCTCGGAATGCGCACCCTGTTTGTTACTGGTCTTCAGGATGTAAACGAGATCCGAGCAATCGCAGACGAAGAAGAGTGTATGCACATCTTCTTCGGAGCCAATCACAGTTTTAAAATAGACAGTGATGATGACTGGTTCGAATGGGATGAGATGATCAAAACTTTTCTTAAACAGGACTTCCTGTGTAGCTTGGACATTGATGTTACACTTGCTGAAGGCTTTCTCGAAAGCGAACTAGTAGAATACAATAACTTTATCCCACAAATCCGTATTCCGCTACCCTACGTTAAGCAGTGGAATTACAACACTATGATCAAAATTGACGATCGTGACTTCAACGCAACTAATCCCGGCGTGTGGTGTCACAGTCTGCATGGTCTTTTAGGCCGCGAGAAATTTACAGATTGGAACAAGTATTCACTTGACAAAATCGTAAAGTAATCATATACTTACAGTATAGAAACTAAAAGGTACATGTAATGACAACCAGTAAAAGCATATGGGTTACGTTTCAGAAAGAAGGTGTACATAAGTACCCAGGCGCTGACACTGACCCTAAACTAGCAACAGGCGGATGGGACGATGTATCATTCTTAGGCTACGTTAACAAGGATATAAACTATAACTATGACTAAGACTAAGACTTTTATAAAGGTAAGAACTGAATTCGAAGGGTTTCATCATTACCCTAACGCAGGTTTAATTGACTCCAGGATCAAGTTTTTAGAGGACACCCATCGGCACAAGTTTAAAGTTGAAGTTAAAATCTTAGTTAACCACTTAGATAGAGAACTAGAGTTTTTTCTTGTAAAATGGGCTCTCGAAGAATACATTAAATCTGGAAACATGGATCATAAGAGCTGTGAAATGATCGCTACAGACATATTAAACGATCATCTCATATTACTATACGGCCCGGAGAGATATTATGAGATTGTAGTGTCAGAAGACGGAGAGTCAGACGGTATCGTCGAATACTTACCTTAATATAAAAGATAGTGACGAAACACGATTAAAAAAGTCATTAGCAAAAAGAGGAAAACTAAGAGGTCCAACGAGCGAAGAAACAAAACGAAAGATATCCGAGGCTAAAAAGAAAAGCAACAAATAGAGTTGACACACTAATATTTTATTGCTATAATGTATGTGTAATAGAATAAACCAAACACCAACCAACTAACTAAAATTTTCAAGGAATACTATAACATGGCTATTAAAAACCCTACAGTAAACAAGATCTTTAACGACCTGGACGCATACCGCGACTTTTGCCGACTAGAGGGCAAAGTCTATAACGAAGCTGATCTGTATCGGGGACAGTCGCCAGTATGGCAAGCATATCAAAAATATCAAGGATGGTTGCGAGCAAAAGCTCGCGGAAACTTTCGGAGAGGCTAATGACTGTATACATTGTAGATGTTGAAAGTGTATCTACTCGATACACAGGTGAGTGGAAGGACCACTTACCCACGCAACTGCGTCAAGCTACAATGGAAGATATTGTCGTTATCTCAGGAGGAGAAACCCCTCAGGCTACAACGCCTGGGGCGTTCCTTAACTTTGGCGGCACCAATGTTTACAAGAGTAAACAGTTAGAACAAATTGGTGAACTATTCTGCAAAGGTGAGATAAAGAACGGCGACTACTTCTTGTACACAGACGCCTGGAACCCTACAGTAATACAACTGCGTTATATGGCAGAGTTGCTGGGCGTAAACATTAAGATAGGCGGGCTATGGCATGCTGGTAGTTACGACCCGCAGGACTTTTTAGGCAGACTTATAGGTGATAAACCTTGGGTTAGACACGCTGAACAGTCTATGTATTTTTGTTACGATCACAACTTCTTTGCTTCTAACTTTCACATTAATATGTTCTTCGAAGCACTGTTTTATACTAAATTTAACCCGGCGCGGCACGGAGCAGATAGAGTTGTGCGCACTGGATGGCCTATGGAATACTTAGAGGACAACTTGAGCAAGTTTGCAGGGCAACCGAAAGAAAACTTAATTCTTTTCCCTCATCGTGTTGCTCCGGAGAAGCAAGTAGAGATATTCCGTGATCTAGCAAAAGAAATGCCAGAGTACGAATTTGTAGTATGCCAGGATACTGAGCTAACCAAGGATGAGTACCATTCGTTACTGGGTAGAGCAAAGTTAGTGTTCAGCGCAAATCTACAAGAAACGCTAGGAATCAGCTGGTACGAAGGTGCGTGTGTTGGAGCAATTCCAATGGTGCCTAACAGACTAAGCTATAGTGAGATGGGCCGTGACGTGTTCAAATACCCCAGCAGATGGACTGAGGACTTTGCAGCGTATTGCGAGAATAAGCAAGCAGTAAAGACCAGAATCAAAGGGTATATAGAAAATTACGACAGGTACCTTCCAGCACTGGCTAAACAAAAAGAAGTGCTAGCGAAAGAATTCTTTAGCGGAGATACAATGTATGGCACAATTAAAGGACGGTGAAACGTTTTATACAGGGGACAATAGTAACCCAATTACTGGATACGTGGATTGCGTTGCTGGTAGTGATATCACTATAAACAATAACCTTATCACCACCGGCCTGAACGACACTAGCAAGTGGAATATAACTGCTACTAGCGACGACTTCTATTTCCCAGGTAGGTACAACGAAACACCGTTCGAGGCGGCGTTTCCACTGTTTGATCAAGTGCAAGAAATGTGCAAGGAATATCCGGGACTAGAACGAGCATACGAGAATTTTAAAACTGCGTATGCGCTAGTAGAGCAAGATTGGAAGGGGAAGCAAAGTGATAAGTGACGTGATATCAAGCGACGGCTCTTTGCTAGTAATGGGAGCAGGAGGCAGCGGACCTTACGTTTCGTCTCCAATAAATGACCCCCGAGCAATGAGCGGTGATGTAAGGTACAACGGTAATATGTTTGAAGTCTACTCAAGCGGTTGCTGGACACCATTGTATTCTAATACAGCAGACGTTCAACTAAATTCTAGGGACGTTGCAACACTTGCTTGGGCAAGGAATAAAATGTTAGAAGAAGAAGGAGAAAACAAACTGCTTGACAAACACCCTGCGCTTAAAAAAGCAAAGGAAAACTTCAATACAATAAAGGCACTAGTAGAACATGACAAATAAAAAGTATTACACATGGCAAGACGTGGAGTCTGCGGTTACTGCTATAACAGTTCAACTATACAAGGATAACTGGCGACCGGATTATATTGTAGGCATCACTAGAGGCGGCCTACCTATAGCTACTATGCTTAGTCATTTAATTGGTGTACCCATGCACACGCTTGACGTAAGACTACGTGACGAAGCAAACATGGGCCCTGAGAGCAACCTCTGGATGGCCGAAGATGCGTTTGGGTACGTGCCCGTAGACATAGACGACCTGAGCGCTACATGCCGCTGGGACATCAACACGCGCAAGAAAATGCTCATTGTAGACGACATCAACGACACCGGAGCAACCTTCGAGTGGATTAAAGAAGACTGGCAGAGTGGCTGTTTGCCTAGTGAACAGTATGCGTGGGATTCAGTCTGGGATAATAATGTGCGATTTGCTGCCATGACACATAATAGTAGCTCTGAGTTTGACGACGTTCGCTACCTCTGGGACAGAGTCGACAAGGCAGAGAAAGATGTTTGGTTAGTGTACCCTTGGGAGTCAGCATTTCTTACTGCAATAAGATAAAAGGAAACTATGAGTTAGAACAACCTGTTGAATTGATTGACAAAAACCTAAATACATTGTACAATGTATTAATGATGGAAAAGACATCCACGTCAGAAACTCGGAGAAATAATGACACAAGCAATTTCAGAAGTAATTAAACAACGTTTAGATAATGCAGGCGACCGTTATTGGGCAGGCGATAATATATCTGCGCACATTTGCAAAGGTGAGAAAGAAGAGCTAATTGACGAACTAGCAGAAAAGTTCACCAGCGTATTAGACAGTCTAGTTATTGATCGATACACTGATCCAAACTCAATGGACACTGGTCAACGTCTTGCTAAAATGTACATCAACGAAGTAATGAGCGGCCGCTACAATCCGGCACCTAACGGAACGGCATTTCCAAACGAAGGCGACGAGGCATATACCGGTATGCTAGTAGTGCGGTCTGAGTTGCGCAGTATGTGCTCGCATCACCATCAGCCAGTGACCGGTGTTGCTTACATTGGCATTATACCGGGCAAGAAAGTCATCGGACTCAGCAAATACACCCGCATTGCTCAATGGTGTGCTAGACGCGGCACACTACAGGAGCAGTTAGCTAACAATATTGCTCGAGAGATACAAGACGCAACTGAATCAGTTGACGTAGGAGTGTACATTCAAGCAGTTCACGGATGCTGCGAAAATCGAGGTATTATGGCTCATTCTAGTCTAACACAGACAACTGTGCTCAAAGGTGCGTTTAAAGCTGACGCAAGCACAAAGGAAGAGTTTTTCAATAACGTAAAACTACAACAGGATTTTGCGCCACGATGAAACTACGATATTCAGAAGCGTTCTATTCAGTACAAGGCGAAGGTTCGTTCGTAGGAGTGCCCAGCGTATTCCTGCGCACCTTCGGATGTAATTTTCGTTGTCAGGGATTTGGCTTAGAACGCGGAACACCCAAAGCTAAACACAATCCCGAAGTTAAGGAACTTATTACAAGTGACCGGCTTAATGACATTGATAAGTTTGAGGATTTACCTATCATCCACACAGGCTGCGACACATACGCCAGCATCTATCCTGAGTTTAAGAAGTATACAAAGGACAGAGAAGTTGACGAAGTTGTTGAGCACCTGTTAAGTCTTACTCCAGAAGGTAAGTGGACTATGGATAATGGTCAGGACATACACTTGATTCTAACAGGCGGCGAGCCTATGTTATGGCAGAAGTTTTGGCCAGAACTGCTAGAGCATCCCGGAATGCAGGATCTTAAAAATATGACTATTGAGACCAATGGCACTCAAAAATTAGCTAAAGAGCTTGTTGACGTACTTACTAAGTGGCCTCTAGTAAAACTAACCTGGAGTTGTTCACCTAAATTAACAGTATCCGGCGAGGCATGGAAGGCTGCTATTAAGCCAGAAATAGTAGCAAGCTACACCCACAGTCTTCCTGACAGCAACATGTATCTCAAATTTGTTGTAGCAGACGAAGTCGACGTTGAAGAAGTGCACAAGGCAGTTAAAGAGTACAGGTTAGCAGGGGTAGAATGCCCTGTGTACTTGATGCCTTTAGGCGGTCGTAGTGAAGAATACGAAATGAACGAGCAACGTGTAGCTGAGATTGCTATGAAGCAAGGATGGAGATTTTCTCCAAGACTTCATGTGGCGCTTTTTGGAAACCGGTGGGGTACCTAGTAAACTGCCAACTGTTGCCGAAAAAGATAAATACTTTTACGTAACAGTTGGAGAACATTATGACAAATCCTACACATAAATTTTCTAAAGAAACGTTCTTAGAAAAATTTAACCTAGCAAACGGACACCTATATAATAACATCGAAGTTATTGAATACAAAGGAGTTAACGAAAGATACAAAGTAACTTGCTCACATAAATCAGATTTTTTATACGGTTGGCAGATAATTAAACCTAAAAAACATTGTTGTCCAAAAGGTTATCACGAAAATAGAATACCAGCAATGTCTAAATCGTTATCTAAGAGATTGAAAGAAATAAAAGAAAGATGGGGCAATCTTTATGACTTAACTAATGCTAGGTTCGACCCTTATGAAAAAAGAAAAATTATTGTAGAATGTAAAGTACACGGCGAATTTAGTCAATGGACAAGAAGCCTAGTAGGCAATAGTGTAGTGAACGAAGCGTGTCCTACTTGTTCAACAGAAACAAACAAGACATTAAAAAGTGAACGAGCTTATGTAAATTTTAGACCTTACTGGGGCAATCAAGCAAGCGTGAGCAAAACAGAAACTAAATGGCTAGATAGTTTAAACGTCATAGGCAGACAAGTATTTTTAGAGGACGTATACTACACCGTAGACGGATATGATTATGACACTAACACGGTTTACTTATATCACGGAAGATTCTGGCACGGATGCCCTAACACGTATGATCCAGAAGAGCAACACCCAATACTAAAAGTTAAAATGAAAGAACTATACGAAAAAACGATTTACTACGAAAACAAAATTAAAGACGCAGGATACGGTTTAATAGTACATTGGGGCACGTAAATAACCACAAAGGAGAAAACTATGGGTTTATGGAAAAAGATTACCGGTGTTGAAAAGATTGAAAAAGCAAGAGCGTCCGAAGAAGCGCGGCTTAAAAAGGTAATGGAAGATATTGCCCAAGCAGAAGCTGAAGAGTTCGAGAGAAAACAAGCTAGTGAGAAAGCCGACAAGGAAGCTGCTGCCGAGAAAGACCGACTCAAAAAAGAAGAAGCATTTAATAAACTAGACCCTAAGGCGCAAGCAACTGAAAAAGGCGAAGAATGGGTACAGGTACTAGACACACACGTAAACAAAGATAACATTCGAAACGGATTCTTTGAGCTTGACTGGAATGCACCCTTCATCACACGATTAAGAGAAGAAGGCTACGGTCTTGAAGCTGACCCAGAAGAAGAGATCGTAGACCGCTGGTTCCGTGATATTATTTTTAATATGTTGCAAGAAGACGGTCTAGACACTGACCGCGGCGCAGGTTATATTAACGTAGTGCCTATCAATAACAACAAGTCGGAGGTATCATGACATTTATTTTATTATTCTTAGTAAAAGTCTTGCTAGCACTGATGGCAATTGCTGGCATCTTTGCTACTGCAATTGGCCTGCTAACGTTAGTGCAATTTGCTCGTTCTAAGAGTCTGCCTATGGACACTAGCAATAGAATTAACCATATCAGGCTGTGGTGGTTTGTATTAACTCGCCCTGAACTTTTTGTAAACGAGTTTCCTTGGCTTAAGAACGACGAGCTTGACAACACCAAAAAGGACTAATTATGAAATGGAGTTGACACCCGGCAACGTATGTGTTATACTCTATAAAATGCAGCAACAATAGGACATATATGAATAAGACTTACATACTAGTCGATACAGCGAATACTTTTTTCAGAGCAAGGCACGTCGTCCGCGGCGACATTGATACAAAAGTTGGTATGGCGCTGCACATTACACTAAACTCTGTAAAGAAAGCGTGGACTGACTTTAATGCAGACCACGTTATCTTCTGTTTAGAAGGTCGAAGCTGGCGTAAGGACTTCTATGCTCCTTATAAACGTAATAGAGCAAAAGTTCGATCAGCAATGACTGCGCACGAAGAGGACGAAGATACTGCATTTTGGGAGATTTACGAAGAGTTTACTAACTTTATTAAAGAGAAGACTAACTGCACTGCTATCCGTCACCCTAATCTTGAAGCAGACGACCTTATAGCAGGGTTTATTCAGCTTCACCCAGACGACTTTCACATTGTCATTAGTACAGACGGTGACTTTGCTCAGTTGATTGCACCTAACGTGCGTCAGTACAACGGTGTGGCTAACATGACTATTACACATGAAGGCTACTTTGACGAGAAAGGCAAGGAAATAATTGAGAAGAAGACTAAAGAGCCAAAGCCTGCTCCGCATCCTGAGTGGCAGTTGTTTGAAAAGTGTATGCGAGGTGATACTAGCGACAATGTGTTTTCGGCATACCCAGGCGCGCCTAAAAAGGGTACTAAGAATAGAGTCGGCTTAATGGACGCCTTTAACGACAAGAACTTAAAAGGGTATAATTGGAACAATTTAATGTTGCAACGCTGGACTGATCATGAAAAGGTTGAGCATAGAGTACTCGATGACTACAATCGAAATGTAATATTGTGTGATTTATCAGCACAACCAGCAGACATACGTGCTATGATCAATGAGACTATTGACAATATTGAAACTAAAGAAGTTACACAAGTAGGAATGCGACTAATGAAGTTTTGCGCTAAATGGGATATGCAGCGAATTGCAGATCAAGCACAGTCCTATGCAACTGCATTAAATGCAAGGTATATAAAATGAAACTATTGTCGTTCGAAGATCAGATCGAACTAGTAGAAGCAGACGAGGAGTGGATTGATTAATGGCAACACAAGTTAAAGTAATTATTAAAGATAAGTTTTGGATTGTTGAAGAAAACGGAGACCGAATCGGTACGCTAAGCTTAAACGACGATCGATACATGTTTAGCAACAAAGTAGAAACATGTTACTTTGACAACACTCAGCAGATTAAAAAGAAATTTGGTTTTAACATTACGTGGAGTAACAAATCTAGTTCAACTGAAATGGATGTAGACACGAAACTCGAAGCATACGGTTATCCGACCAGCGTCGCGCCGTATAACAGTATATATGATGTTAAGCGCAAATTGCCTTTGTTTACAAAAAGTGAAAAGTCTAAAAGTATGTATTGCGCAGGATATCATATTATAAAGTTCAACAAAGGATGGGTGAGAAGTTTTTGCCCTAAACTAAGTACAGTTGAGCAGTATCAAACAAAAGGACCGTTTAAAACAGAGTTCGAGATGAAACAGGAACTAAGCCGTGCCAGCAGTTGAACCGTTAAACACTATGCCTATCCAGCAGTTTATACAGCAGGTAAAATCTGCTGACAATAGTCGTGCAAAAGAAGTAAAGATGGATATAACACAAGCAAAGAATCTTGCGTTTGCCCTAGGAACAGTAATGGCTCGGCTTAACGGCGATCTTGAAAAACTAGTTGCAGAAAGTAAAAGCAACGACAGTTCTGTATTACAAGTACAAGTAGACGGCGGAACAGGATGGAAGTAATTTTCTAATAATCTTTTAATACGCTAAATATACGTAGTTAATAAGGAACCACGTATATGTCACGACCTAAACCCACAGTTATCCTTGAAGATATAAACAACAAGACATACCGCTCAGAGCAAGTACTCGAAGCAGAAGCAATTTGGGCCGTGTTTTATCAAGACCGGCCTTTTAATCTAAAAAGCTCAAATGCCCTCACAAATTACCCTGGGCCAAAATACAAAAAAACTAGCTTTTCAAATCCAGGACACGCCTGTAACCTCGCTAAAAAACTAAACGATTTATTCAAATGCAACGACTTCGCTGTACACAAATTGTCGTCTATCGAGAAAGTACAAGAATGAACTGGAAAAAACTCTACACTAAAATGTTTCTAGCTGCATTGGACAAGAGTACAAACGAACTAAGCGTCAAAGAACACTTGCCTTTATGGTGGCAAAACATACGGGTTAAAGAAACCGGTGGGCTGCGACTAACTGAACAAGGAATAGACATGCTGTCCGTAATCGGATTACGAACATACGTCATACCGTATCCGGAAGACATGGCCACTACTACTCAAGTAATCATCTTCCTAGATAAATTTATCGACTGTCCGTACTATCTTACTAACAAAGGGGTTATTGTGACAAACGAACGAAAAGCCGTAGAGCTCACTTTGTTCTCAGGTGATATACGCAAGTACGGAATGATAAAAGCAATGCACCAGTCAAAAAAAGAAAGTTAATTTTTTTCAAGAAAAAGTGTTGACATTACTGCTAATGATGCTATTATGTATACACACGTTAGATAAAACGTAGAAAAAACTAACCCGAATTTTTAAACGACAGAGGTATTACACAGTGGCTCAAGCAGAAACGCAAGCACGTACAGTTAGTCCCAACGGTGCAAAACGCAGCATCCTACACGCCATCCGAAAAAGGCGTCCTATCTTCCTGTGGGGTCCGCCGGGCATTGGCAAAAGTGAAATCGTAGAGCAGATTGCTGGTCAGATCAACGCAAAGGTTATTGACATTCGTCTAAGCCTTTGGGATCCAACTGATATTAAAGGCATTCCGTATTACGATCCCGAGCAGAAGAAAATGGTATGGGGTGCACCTAGCGAATTGCCAGACGAAGCAATGGGAGCAAAGTACGAGAATATCATCCTGTTCCTGGACGAGATGAACAGTGCTGCTCCAGCAGTACAAGCAGCAGCGTATCAGCTAATCCTTAACCGCAAGGTAGGTACTTACGAGCTACCAGACAACGTGATGATTGTTGCTGCGGGCAACCGTGAAAGCGATAAAGGTGTAACCTATCGTATGCCGGCTCCGTTGGCTAACCGATTTGTTCACTTGGAAATGAAGGTTGACTTTAACGACTGGTTCCAATGGGCAGTTAACAACAAGATCCACAAAGATGTTGTAGGCTACGTTACGTTCGCTAAGAAGGACCTTTACGACTTTGATCCAAAGTCACCAAGCCGTTCATTTGCTACCCCGCGTAGTTGGACCTTTGTAAGCGAGTTGATCGAAGACGACATTGATGACGCTACTACTACAGACTTAGTTAGTGGTTCAATCGGCGAAGGCCTTGCTGTGAAGTTTATGGCACACCGACGTGTTGCTGCAAGCATGCCTAACCCAACTGACATCTTGGCAGGCAAGGTCAAAGAGATGGAGACACGCGAAATCAGCGCAATGTACTCTTTGACTGTTGCTATGTGTTACGAGCTCAAAGAAGCATGCGACAAGAACGATAAAAAGTTCGATAACAAAGTTAATAACTTCCTGCGGTTTTCAATGGACAACTTTGATACCGAGTTGGTTGTTATGGGTATTAAATTGGCACTGACACAATACAGCTTGCCAATTGATCCAGACGCTGTTGCGTGTTTTGATGAATTCCACGAACGCTATGGTAAGTACATTAAAGCTGCTCAAGGCGTATAGACACAAAAATAGCGCAGCGTAAGACCTGCGCTATTTTTTTTGAAAGGTAATTGCATGACAAAGAACTGTAATAACGTTGTTTTCTACTATCGCAGGCCCAAGAACGGCAATGCTGATCTTCACAACAACAAACCCAAGTACACATCGTGGCCTAAACTTGAACATCACGATAGCGGTCCGGCTGTATCGTGGGCTGAAAGCTATTACGGCAATACATACGATTGTGGGTTTATAACTATGCCCAATCTGTTCACAGAGTGTGAGGTAATTAATTCTATCGACAGTCGAGGACAAAGCGCAAAGGTTCCTCAAGCGGTTGTTTACTGTAAAGAGAAAGATTGCTACTTTGAGTTCGACTTTCGAGTAGACGGACTAATCGAAAGTGTTATGGCCGACGGAATCGCTAACGGAAAGTTTAATGCTCCTATGTCGTTCCGATTTGCTGGCAGCAACTATTACTTTGTTCCTACAGCAGGGTCGTTCCAAAAGTTTAAAGAGACGTTTACGATTAACAACGCACCCAAGACTGCTACCAGTACAGCTATAGAGATTGGCGTTCCGTTTGTTGGTGCACACGAACAAGTATACACCTACATGGGTTCGTTCACTTGTACCAAAGACGAAACCTACAACCCGTATGGTGATGTGCAAGAGCGGACTGACTACAGTGATAATACTGTCCACGTGTACTACAGAAACCGCTTCACCAAACACCTCTCGACCAAATACAACTTTAACGAAACCTCGTTTAGTGTCTCGAAGTCTAAAATGAACGTCAAACGACTGTATGACTTTAACGAAGACGAGATAACTACTTTTGACACTAGTAAAGTATTCGTCGAGGCCGACGGTGGCTGCAAAGGCAGCTATGGTATTGGTCATAGGTTTACACTTAAACTTAACTTTGAAAAGAAGACATTGCAGTTCGTAGAAAAAGAAAAAGTAAACGACGGTCGAGGAATGTGCTTTTGGCGTTGACATCGTAGCAAACAAGTGCTATACTGTATAAACAAATTAGATAAAGAGGTTACTATGAGCAAGAAAGCAGACAACAGCATGGGCAAGACACAATGGAAGCCTGACCCAGATATTACTGACGAGCAACTTAAAAACATGCGATTCGAAGTTTTTGATCGTATCATCGTAGCGCGGGTCGGCTTGCTCCTACGGCACCCATTCTTTGGCAACATGGCAACACGTTTGCGTATTCTTGCTGCCGATGACTGGCTTCCTACTGCCGCTGTTGACGGCAAGAATCTCTACTTCAACACGCAATTCTTCAACGCAATGAGCAACAAAGAAATTGAGTTTGTTATTGCGCACGAAATCTTACACTGCGTATTTGGACATCTTACTCGTCGCGAACTGCGTGATCATCAGTTGTATAACATTGCAGCAGACTACATTGTAAACAACACGCTGGTACGAGATCGCATCGGCGAGATGCCTAAGATTGTGGACTGCTATCAGGACTTCAAGTACGAAGGTTGGTCCTCAGAAGAAGTATATGACGACCTTTTTGAAAAGTACGACGAAGATCAATTGAAAGCACTAGGCGAGATGCTAGACGAGCACGTTGAATGGGAGAAAAGTGACGGTGAAGGTGACGGAGACGAAGGCGAAGAAGGCGAAGACGGCAATGGCAACAAGGTCAGCAAGAAGCGTCCAAAGTACTCAGAAGAAGACCTGCGTCAGATTCGCGACGACATCAAAGAGAACATGCTAAGCGCAGCACAGGCTGCCGGAGCAGGCAATGTGCCAGCTGGTGTAGCTCGTATGATCAAAGAGCTCACTGAGCCTAAGATGAACTGGCGCGAATTGCTTCGTCAGCAAATCCAAAGCACTATCCGAAACGACTTCACGTTTGCTCGGCCTTCCAGAAAGGGTCAGATGACAGGTGCTATACTGCCAGGCATGAACTTCGACGAGACCATTGACATCTGTGTAGCACTTGACATGTCAGGATCAATCGGCGAAAGTCAAGCACGTGATTTCTTAAGCGAGATCAAAGGCATCATGGACGAGTACATGGATTACAAGATCAAAGTCTGGTGCTTTGATACTGAAGTGTACGGTGAAGCAGATTTTAGCGCAGATGGTGGTGAAGATCTTACTAGCTACGAAATCAAAGGCGGCGGTGGCACTGAATTTATGGCAAATTGGAAGTACATGAAAGAGCAGGGCATTGAGCCTAAGAAGTTCATCATGTTCACAGACGGGTATGCTTGGAACAGTTGGGGCGACGAAGATTACTGCGATACAGTGTTTATTATCCACTCTAACAGCAACAAGGAACTACAGGCACCGTTTGGACAAACAGCGCACTATGAACTAACCTAATGATTAAAAATCTTAATCCAAATCCTTTTGATGTATTAGGATTACGTAAAGTGGGGTTCGCTGAACCCCACTTTGAGTATGTTAATGTTCCTCTAATATATAACCTAGAAAAGAGTCTTGCTGATTGGATCTCTAAAAACTTGAAACACAGATTCTATGTAGGACGCACTGTTATACTTGACCATGATAACAAAATTGTTCAAGTAGTAACAGTTGGGTTTGAAGAATCAAAAGATGCAAGTTATTTCATGTTAGCATGCCCTTATCTAAAATATAAATAAATAAAGTACGCACATAACATTATAAGGAGAATTATTTTGAGCAACGAAGAAAACGTAATACCTCAAGAAGCAGAACAGGCTGAACCAGCAGCCGAACAGGGTCCTGACTTAACTGTACAAGACCTAAAGGCTATTAAAAGTATCATTGACGTAGCCAGTCAGCGAGGTACTTTTAAGCCCAACGAGATGGTAACTGTTGGCCAGACCTATAACAAGTTAGAAGCATTTCTAGCAGCAATATCGGCACAACAAGAACAAGGAGCATAATATGCTAAAACACGTAGGCCGAATGGCCAACAACAAAAGAAAAGTAGTAGTTGCGTATAAAGTAGTACCAGACGATGAGCATAACTGCATTGTAGTTACTACTGAGAACTTAATGGCCGAGGAACACGATGCCCTTATTAAGTTAGTAGAAAGTGCCTCAGGACAACAATCCGAGGATCTAGCAACAGTAATGGCGCGTACTCCCTTACCAGATGGTCGGAACATGCTAGCATCGTTCCACCACACAGGCAAAATGGTTAAAGTGCCAACTAACACAGTGGAGATGACGCCTACTGCAAATGACCACATCATGTTAGACGAGTTGAACAATCTTATTGCGTCGCAGCGTGGCGTTACGCTTAGGGAGCTTGCAATGCTAAACCCATCTAAGGCGGACAGAAAAAACAACACCCCGGCGCAGCCTGCTGTAGAAAGTGCACAAGTACAAGAGACTGCGGTGCTAACAGACGACGAACTAGCATCACAATATCGTTCGCAAGCAAGCACAATGTATAAAGAAGCAAAGAGACTTAGAGAACAAGCTGAAGAGCTAGCGCCGGCCAAGAAAAAAGCAGCCCCGAAGGCTACTAAAACTCGTGCCTGATAAGCTACCCCCGGAGGTAATAGAACATTGGCCTGAGATATTCAAAGACGTTGAAATTAAAGCAGTGCCAGTTGAATATGTCAGTAGTGTTATTGTAACATTTGACGACGGAAAGGTCTGGGAGATAGAATTAGACCAAGAAAAGATAAAAGAAAACGGAGGCGATGTCGCCGAGACTCTCGAGGAAACCCTTGATTCTTTTTTTGCAGAGTACGACGAGTATATTGAATCAGTCGATTTTAGACTTGATACAGAACAAGTGATTAAAGACATTAAAGCCCGCACAAAACAATTCCTCAAAAAGCGAAAGTAAATTGCTGCTGAGATATCTTATACTTTGTATAAATACATGTAATATACGATATCTCAGGAGTTTTTACAATGGCCCTACGTTTAAGACGCGGCAATGACGCAGAACGTCAATTAATTACGCCAGTAGAAGGCGAGCTTATATACACTACCGACACAGAAAGGGTATTTGTCGGAGACGGAGTAACACTCGGTGGCCTACTAGTAACAGGTACCGGCGGTGGTGCATTTGAACTAAATGAACTGCAAGATGTTAACATTGGGTCTCTTACCGAAGGTAATCTGCTTTCCTATGACACTGCAACAGGACAATGGATTGCTGTTGTACGCGACGACGCATTCTCTCTAACACAATTATCTGACGTAGACTTAGTGTCTCTTACAGACGGCGACATACTAGCATACGATACTGCTACTAGCGAGTGGCGGGCTATTCCGTTACCTGGCAGCGCTACAACGCTGAGTCAGCTAACAGATGTTAATGTATTATCAGCATCTAGTGGTAACGTATTGGCATATGATGCGGCTGCCGGACAGTGGATAGCCTCTGATACAGCTATCGTAGACGGTGCTAATTATAATATTGGCCTAATAGCAGACGATTCTTCGATGCTAGTTGATCCTAATACAAAAATACATTACGGTGACTTCTACGGCAGTTTACATTCTAATGACGGCAATGTGCTAATAGATACAGATGCAGGTATTGCAACTACTACGTCCGGTGGCAGATTAATAGATTTTAATTCAGGACAATTTGAAGGCGATTTATTAGGAAATATATTAGGCGACGACTCTACTATATTTTTTAACGCAGCGGATAGAACGATAACTGCTACTAGTGTCACCATAGATACCCTGGAAACAAATGCTATTACTTCTAGCGACGTTAATATAACCTTTAATAGAAGTACATCGCCTTCTCCTTCTCCTTCTATTACACTTGATGTTACATCAATTGACGGGTCGCCGCCTATACTTATACATACACTCGGTCAACCCACACTTGGCGGGACTAGCCTTATTTCGTTCGTCGTGGCCCACGGCGACGTTGATACTCCGACACTTGCCGTCGCAGGCGATTATCAAGGAGGCATATCACCTAGCAGTATTAACCCTGGCACTTTAGAAAGGGTTCCTTCGTCACTCTTCTATTTTACTGTCGATAATAACAGAACCCCAGCAACTGACTTTGTACCGGGTAAAATTAATCTAGCAACAAATAACGGCACTAGAAGTAGTCCTGACCTAAAATTTATGACGTTTGATTCAACCGGGTCGCTTTCTGTTAACCAAGAAAATGCAACTCCTGGGACTACACTTGACGTTAACGGTATTGCACGACTAGCTCCGCAAGTATCACCGCCGAGCACCCCAGCAGAAGGCATGATTGCAGTGGCGGATCGCGCAACATGGGACCCCGCTAGCAAAGGATCAGGCGCAAGTTATCCTGTATACTACGACGGCACTATCTGGAATGCATTCTACTAATTGCTGAATGGATAACTAAGTGTATGCCATTAACACTTTTTACTTCAGGTAGTACTGATTCTCCTAAGAATGTTATCCATTCTTGGGGGCAAATTGAAGCTTGTGCTAGAGCATCTATTAATGAAATGCAGCTACACGAAGGCGACAGAGTGCTTGACGTGTATCCTGCGAACACCATCGCACATTATACAATAACAGCGTATCCTGCAATACTAAGCAGGGCTACGCTTGTTTCTTCAACATTTAATCCTTACTCGTACATAAAAGACTTTAAAAAAATAAACCCAACTGTAATATCCTTAATTCCAAAACACTTCGAGTTATTGAAGTCAACAAAGGGATTCAGTTCCTTAGACATGAGTAGTGTCAGATATATGGTAACCGGAAGCAGCAAGATTGACCAATCCTTTATTGATGCTTTTAGGTCGCAAGGAGTACAGCTTGTAGCAAATTGGTACGGCATGACTGAATTCCCACCACCTGTTATGGTAGGTTATAATTCGACTCAGTTTACAAAGATAGACCACATGGTTTCATTTGATAACAATAAGCAATGTTTGATTAAAGGTAACCCAACAAACGATTTCTTTACTCATAATATGGAGTTTTCACACCGTGGAAGAACTGCAAACAACACAACATGGAAAACTAACTTTTAGGTTCGCTGACAAAGATGATGAACCGTTAGTAGAACAGTTCTGCAAATCTCAAAACTTTAGTAACAATACTTCTCTTAAAAAAATGAA